GCTTTTTCAACTTGACACTGATCCAAGCGGCTAAACGATCCGATCTGATAGTACTTGATCGTGTCAGTACTTACGAAGTGGATAAAAATCAAAACGTAGACCATTACCACTTACCCAAGTAGACGCCTAGATAGTACAGCGCCCCGATCAAAAACGTGAATGCAATACCGATGCCTACGGCAGATGCGATAGCCTCCATTTTCTTTTCCCGTGCCTTCATGGCCGCTCTCTTAGCGTCTGCGCGCTCCTTGCGAACTTTGGCCTCGTAGGATACCCAACGATCCCATGTGCCGCTGGGGGCGTAGAGGCGGCACCAGCTCTCGAGTTCGGCGCGCTTGGCGCGGATGTCTTCCAGAGCTTGGAACTCCTCCCAGTCACCCTCTGATCCGCCTGTAATCGCTGTCAGCGGGCTATTCTTCTTGCGGTCGACGGCGGACTTGATTTCCTCTTCAGCGGTCAGAAACTTGCCAATGCTGCCCATGAGCGTGGCTGTCTCCTTGCCGTTCGACAAGGCAGTCCTGATTACGCTGTAAGCCGCGTTGGCGGCTGCAATGCTTTCTAGGATGGCCATTACAAATTTCCATATTCAACGCAGCCCAACCACACGGGCCTCAATACAAGGTAAGTATACTCTATTTCGGGAGATTTATAAACGCATAGCAGCATGGGCATTGGGCCGCTCGGCGTGTTGATCCATACACCTAGTATATGGATCAGTATATACAGCATTACTTTCTCAGAGCCTGCTCGATGTTGTCGAGCTTCGTAAATATCGCGGCAATGGTCGTCTTCATCTCTTTCATTTCGCGATCGTGCGCCGACTTATTGGCCTCGTGCTGCGCTTTGAGCACAGCGATATCAGTGTGATGATCACCTTGACGGTTATACATTACCCAAACGAACCCAGCGACTGGCAACACTACCCACTGCATAATTGCATCGATCATCTCGAAATTTACTTCCATGGTTGGCTGCCTTTCTTTCATACTTTTATAGCATATCGAAAAAAGAATTAAAATAATTAGCCTCACCCCCTTGAACTATTGAATTGTTAACACTAAGTTAACAGGACAAACAGTGAAGGAGACACGACATGGAAAATATTAGCGCAGACAGCTTAAGCCTTTTCATCGAACTTGCATCAGATGCTGAAAACTGGAATGGCCAGCCATTGCTGAACATCACTAAAGAGCAACGCGGAAACCTTAGCGACTTAAAGAAAAAGGGTCTAATGGTCACGTTTCGTGATGAAGGTTGCGAATGGGTAGATTTCACAGATCAAGGCATCGCCTTCGCCGCAGAACACGGCATCGAAATATAAGCATAATCTTGCCAAGTTGCCCCGTAGTTAGTTCAGTGCTAACACGGGGCGCACATATGGAGGCACAAATGATAACAGCACTGAAACAATCGCAATACGAAGACGTGAGGCAGATCGGGCCACGCATCAAAGTTAGCATCGCCGACAGCTTGGCCGATTACAGCAAGCGCACGCGTATGCCGCAGGCTCTGATCGTCGAGGAGGCGCTCCGCGAGCTGCTCAAGGACGCGGGCTATGACGTCTAAGATTTACGCAGGCATCGACTGCGGCTACCGCACGGGAGGCGTCGCCCTCATCGACAAGAGCGGCTTCGCAGAGGTGCACGACCTACCCGTCTACAGCGAGGGCGGGGTCGACATCACGGCGCTCAACGAAATACTAACCAGCGTGGATATCGACCACATATTTATCGAGAGGCAGCAAGCCATGCCAAAGCAGGGCGTGTCGTCCACGTTCAAGCTCGGCTACGCATACGGGCAGATCGTGACAACCGTGGCGCTCACGCAGACGCCGTACACGATCCTAACGCCAACGGGCTGGAAGAAGGGTCTACGCCTGCCGAGCGATAAGGACGCGGCCCGCAGATTGGCGCAGCAATGGTATCCGAAATGCGCCAGCGACTTTACACGCAAGAAAGACGAGCACCGAGCCGAGGCGCTGTTGATCGCACACTATGGAGCACTACTAGATGGCTGATGTACCGAGAGCACGCGAAATCTTGAATGACACGTTAACAAAAAACATGTCACTTGAAGTTCGCGAGGGAATTGAACAAGCGCTCAATTACATGTACCGCGACTACTCTTTAGGACGCAAAGCTCCAGTAAAGTCACGCAAGATCACGGAGGGCCTACGCCAGTCGGTGAAGCAATACGCGTCGACGCACTCGACGCTGTCATATCACGAGATTGCGACGGCGTTTAACATCAACATTGGCCGCGTGTCAGAGATACTGAGAGATATCAAATGAGCACCATACGCTACGACATGTCCAACGAGGAATACCACGCGAGCGACGCGCTCAGCGCCTCTGGCGCAAAGACAATCGCGCTCGAAAGCCTCTTCGACTTTAAATACGCAGAACGCGAGCACAAGACAGCGTTCGACGTAGGCACAGCCACGCACACGCTCGTCTTCGAGCCACACTTGGCGGACACAGTGTGGTGCGGCCCAGAAACGCGTCGCGGCAAGGCGTGGACGGAGGAGAAAGCCGCTGCGGACGCCGCAGGCGCGCTACTGCTCACGGACAGCGACTATCGATTGGCCAAGGGAATGGCCGAAGCCGTCCGCGCCAACCCCGATGCAGCGGAGCTGCTCACGTCGCAGATGACGTGCGAGGCAAGCGTATTCGCTCGGGATCACATATACGGCGTCGACTTGCGCACGCGCCCAGACGGGTGGCGCAAGGACATTGCGACGCTGATCGACTTGAAGACGACAGTCGACGCATCGCCAGAGGGCTTCGCCAAGCAGGCGGCAAACTTTGGCTACCACATACAGGATCAGTTCTATCGCAGGGTCATGACGCTCGCAGGTCACGAGATTGACCGCTTCGTCTTCATTGCGGTAGGAAAGAAGGCACCGCATAAAGTCGGCGTCTACGAACTCGACTGGCGCACGCTCGATGAGGGCAACGCGGCAGTCAAGTATGCGCTCGAGCAGTACGCAAGAGCGCAGGAAACGGGAGTGTGGGATTACGGATTTGGGGAGCTGCAAACCCTCCAAATACCGCCATACGCCTTCAAATTCACCGAGGCAAATTAAGTCAGGAGACAAACATGCCAATAGAATTTACATCTGAAAGCAGCGGGAACTCGAACTTCGTCCGCGTCAATCTTCCGCAAAATCGCTGGACCCTCAAAGCCGAGGGCGGCGACGAGGTGATTGACATGGAGCGCGGGATCGCGATCGACATCAAAAACGTCGTCTTTGGTTGGCTTCACATCGACGTAGGTGTCCGCGATTGGCAGCCGTGGCCATCGCCATCACAGCAAATCGCCAAGCCTAGTGACCAACACAAAAAGGGCTTCGAGGTCGATTGCTGGATGGGCGACGGACGCGCGGCACAGTTCAGCGGGAACAGCTACGGGCTGGGATCGTTCATCGCAAAACTCTACAACGACGCGGAGACGCGCCCAGAGTTTGAGACGAAAATCCCAGTGGTACAGGTGACTAGCTCGACGCCTGTCGTAATCGGGAAGGGGACATCGTACGACGTCGGATTTAACATCCGCACGTGGATCGATCGTCCGTCCGAGGATGCTGCTCCCGCTGCGCCAGAACCAGCGCCAGCCGCAGCCCCTGAACCCGCGCCCGCAGCGTCAGGAGGTAGCGACTTCGGGTTCTAAAAACGTACTAACGCGCCTCGCCTAACGGCGGGGCGTTTATAATGAGTGAGAGTGAGCATGTCAGAAGCATATTTTAACAAGGTACGAGAAAGCGCCGTCGGCGAAATGCTGTCAACGATAAAAGGCGGACGCAACGAAACACTAAACAAAGCCGCATACGCATTAGGGCGCCACGCCCACCTTGGCCCAGCCAACATCGATGCGGCGATTAACGAATTACACGCAGCCGCAAAGCAAATCGGCCTCAACGATATCGAGATCAAAGCCACCATCGGGTCTGGCTTTAAACGCGGCGGCGAAAATCCCAAGGTCCTCGAGGACAGCGACGCAATCCCATACACGCCGTCCGAGTTCGACCGCCTCATCGGTCGGCTCGCCAGCAAGGAAATGCTGGTGCGCGACGAGGAGACACGCCAAGACAAGATAAAGAAGGCGCAGGAGCAATGGGAGCGCGCTGTACCGATATCACGGGAGACAACCGACGCAGTGCGCCCAGCGCTCCTGTACCTCAACTCACGGGGCCTCAGAGCGAGCACAGCGGTCGACGTGGCGCGCTTCAGCCCCAACGTATACGACGGGCCAGCGATTATCTTTCCCGCGCTCAACGAGCAAGGCACAATTCAAGGCGTGCAAGCCGTGCTGCTCACACCCGAGGGCAAGAAGCGCGGGCACAACGGCATCAGCAAATACTCTCGCGGCGTGCTCGCTGGCAACGTAATGCGGATCGGCGAAACGCAAGGCGATCGGCCAATATGCATTACCGAAGGGCCAGAGGACGCGCTCAGCGTCAGGCAAGCGGTAGGAGACGGCGCAACAATCGTCTGCACGTTTGGCAAGGCTGGCATGGCCTCGTACAACGTCCCACGCGCGTCTGACGTCACGATCTGCGCCGATCCCGACCTCGACGTCGACAAGTGCGCAGAGGTCCTCGCAGGCGACGGCAGCACAGCCGTGCACGTCGTGCACTTTGACCGCCTCGGCGTCGAGAACGTCAAGGACGCCAACGACTACCTCAAGGAAGCTGGCGAGGAGGCGCTCAAGCTCGCACTCTCGCAGGCGAAGCCAGTCGAGCAGGCGAAGCAAGAAGCCATCGCAACCGAGCGCAACTGGCCGACGCTGTTCGAGCCAATCAGCGGGGCGGATATTCCCGCGCGGCGCTGGGTCTACGGCCACCACTACATACGATCATACGTCAGCGTCGTGGCCTCCGCAGGGGGCTTGGGCAAGTCATCCATGCAAATGGTGGAGGCGTTCAGCATCGCAACGGGCAAACCGCTCCTCGGGGAACCCGTGCACGAGCCGTGCAACGTCTGGATCGTCAATCTCGAGGACCCGATGGAGGAGATGCAGCGCAGGGCGGCAGCCGTGATGCAGCACTACGACATCAAGCCAGAAGAGGTGCGCGGCAAAATCTTCCTAGACGCAGGGCGCGACCTCAAGATGATCTTCGCCAAGCAGACACGGGACGGGCTGGAGATCATCGAGGAAATCGTCGAATACATGATCAAGGTCATCAACGAGAACGACATCTCAGTCGTCTTCATTGACCCGTGGGTCGCCGCAATGGGCGGCATCAGCGAAAACGATAACATGGCGATGAACGCGGCGGTGGGAGCCGTGCGCGCAATCGCAGACGCAACGGATGCAGCAATCGTGCTCACTCACCACATTCGCAAGACGAACGGTGAGGAAGCTACGATCGACAGCGTGCGCGGCGCTGGCTCACTCATCGGGGCCGCGCGCGCTGCTCGTGTACTCAACCGCGTCACGCAGGAGGAAGCCATGAAGCTCGGCGTCAGCGAGAGCGAGAGCCTCGGCATCTTCCGCGTCGACGACGGCAAAAACAACCTGAGCCTGCCCGCAGCCAAGGCGCTCTACAGACGTATGCAGAGCGTGCCGCTGGCAAATGGTGAGTTCGTGGGCGTCGCCACGGAGTTCAAGCTGCCAGACTTGTTCGACGGCATAAGCGCCAAGCACGCGATGGAGGTGCAGCGCCTCGTCGGGGCGGCGGAGGAGCGCGACGAGCCGATGAGAAAAAATGCCCAAGCGAAAAACTGGGTCGGTCAAGCGGTCGCCGTTGTGCTAGACTTAGACATGGAAAAGAAACACGAGAAGGCGAAGGTAAAGGCAGTCGTGGCGAAGTGGCTCGAGACTGGCGTCCTACGAGAAGCCGAGTGGAAGAGCGCACGCCAAGGACGCGAGGTGCCAGTGATCGTCGTCGGCGAGTGGATCAATAGATCGGAGGCAGGGCTATGAGCTACAGCGAAAATAGAGACGAGATCATGCGCGTCGTGTATTGCGAGAAGTGCGACGGGTACGAGGTCGAGTGGAACGGCGCCAACAAGCGGGTGCCGTCGCTGAGCTGCGATCAGGATATCGCGGAGGCGATCAAGGCGTGCGCCGACGCCATGGAGGAAATCGCAGAGCTGGAGGAGCTACTCGGAGCGTTGCTTTTGGGAGACGTGCACGATCCTCAGTATCCTCACTAGTGGTGAGGAAAGGTGAGGAACGTGAGGAAAATAAGCCGTAAAACCATCCTCCTCACCTCTAGCGTATATAATACGCTAGTGAGGGGGAACGTGAGGGGCTTATTAAAGTAAGTGAGGAAGGTACTTGGTTATGAAGCAGAGAATTACAGTGGGGAAGGCAAAGGCGAGAGGACGTGATCCAGTAGGACACATAAAGCCTGACGAGGATGCGCTGGTCATTAAGGCGGCAGTCTGGGGTCAGCTTGAGCCGCTCCAGCGTGTGGCGAATGAAAAGATTAAGCGCTGGGGCGATTACCTGCCGAAGTGCGTGCCGCCTGAAATGGCTGGTCGCTTCGAGGCAGCCTACGAGGCGCTCGAGGCTGCGGTGCTCGATAACGACGTCGTCAAGACGCACGAGATTGCGGGGCAGCTCATGCGCGCGTGGGACGTCCTCGAGAAGACTGCGATCGCAGCGGGGCACGAGCCGCTCAAGGAGAGCGCGTGGTGCGTGCAGATGGAAGAGGGCGACGTGATCTGTATCGCGCTCCACGGGCACGCTGAGCTGCGGCAGAAGTTTCCGCATTGGACGGTCTACGGGATCGAGGACGCGTGCCGCATCCTGCGCGCAGACTGGACAGCGGCATTCTTGGACAAGGCTTACGACAGCTTCCCGAATGCGAAGCTCACGAAAGTCGTGTACAATGGCGAAGACAAGGAACCGATCAACTGGGACTTAGGAGGAGACGAAATTCCATGGTAGGCGAAGTCGGCATGGCAAAGATGGCAGCGCTCGACGCTGTCGGAGAGGAAGAGATACTCGAGCGCATTGCGCAGGGCGAGACAATGCAGATGCTGTGCAAGCAGTACGACATCGGCACGAAGCTCTGGTACAAGTGGCTCGACCGCGTCGAAGGGCGAAGAGATCGCTACAACGCAGCGCAAGCAGAGGCGGCGCACTTCTACGCGAACAGAGCGGTGCAGACGGCGCAAGCCGTCACGCCTGACATGGTCAACGTGGCGAGGCTGCAAGTGGATACGGATAAGTGGATCGCGTCCAAGCTCAACGTGCAGTACGACACGAGGCAGCGCGATGTCGCGGTGAACATCAGCGTGACAGACTTGCACGCGCAGGCTGCGCAACTGCTCAACAGCGTGGAGATGCGGGACGTGATCGACGTGGACGCGGAGGACGTGAGCGATGAGTAAGAGTGGCGATTTCACGCACTGGCGCAACACTGCGCACGCGGGCGCGCGCGTAACTGAACAAGCGTTCAATTGCAAGCACTTGACACTACATCTTGTGCCATTGCGCGAAACGCATAGCTCGATAACACGTTGCTTCGCGCAAACGCCTTATTTATATGACTTATGCAAGAAATGGAATTTAACATAATCGACATTATCGGAGTGACTTATGCGTCTCGCGCATATCTATGCCGAAAATCGCGTTTTGACCCCCCCCTTGAAACGGATCGGCCCCCGTCAAAAAAATTTCGGAGAACCCACATGACCAACGATAACCCGTTTTTGAAGCTGATGTCGCGCTACCGCGATGACCCAGTTGCCTTTGCCCGCGAGGTCATCGGCATCGAGCCTGACGAGTGGCAGATTGAGCTGCTGGACGCTGTCGCCGCGCCTGCGGTACGGCGTGTTTCTGTTCGATCTGGCCACGGCGTCGGCAAGTCCACGGCGGTCGCGATGGCTGCGATTTGGCACGTGCTGATGCGCATCCCGAGCAAGACCGTTGTGACGGCGCCTACGTCATCGCAGTTGTTTGACGCGTGTTTCGCGGAGATGAAGAACGTGGCCAAGCGGCTCAAGCCCCCGTTTAACAATTTGCTCGAGATCAAGAGTGACCGCATTGAGCTGAAGAGCCAGCCCGAGGCCACGTTTATTTCGTGCAGGACGTCGCGTGCGGAGCAGCCAGAGGCGCTTGCTGGCGTTCACAGCGAGAACGTGCTCCTGATTGCCGACGAGGCGTCTGGCGTGCCCAACGCGGTGTTCGAGGCTGCGTCTGGCTCGATGTCTGGCCACAATGCGACGACGATCCTGACGGGCAACCCCACGCGGAACACGGGTTTCTTTTACGACACGCACTCGCGGCTGAAGGATGACTGGTACACGATGCATGTGAGCTGCGTTGATAGCCCGCGCGTTGCGGAGGATTTCGTTGATGACATGAAGAAGCGTTACGGCGAGGACAGCCCTGCGTTTCATGTGCGTGTACTTGGCAACTTTCCCCCGAGCGAGGAGGACACGGTTATTCCCGTGGCTCTGATTGACGCGGCGATGAATAACGATATTCGGATACACGAGGACACGACGGCGATTTGGGGTTTGGACGTTGCGCGTCAGGGCGGCGATGCGAGCGTTCTGTGTAAGCGTCAGGGGCCTGTCGTGCATCCGTTGACTGTGTGGCGCAATCTCGACTTGATGCAGCTCACTGGAGCTGTGAAGGCGGAGTATGACGCGTTGCCGCCGTCCAAGCGGCCAGCGGAGATCATTGTTGACAGCAATGGCTTTGGCGCGGGTGTTCTGGATCGCTTGCGCGAGCTTGGCTTGCCAGCGCGTGGACTGAATGTCTCGGAGCGCGCGTTGTCGAAGGACACGTATTTGAATTTGCGCGCTGAGTTGTGGTTTAAGTGCAAGGCGTGGCTGGAGGGGCAGGACGTTAAGCTGCCGCGCGATGATTTGTTGTGGGCGGAGCTTGCGGCCCCGCGTTATCACTTTACGAGCGCTGGCAAGCTGCAGGTGGAGAGCAAGGACGCGATGAAGAAGCGTGGCGTTCCCTCGCCTGACCGCGCCGATGCTGTTTGCTTGGCACTGGCCAATGATCACACGACGATGGCGTTTGGAACGAGTTCGAGCGGCTCGTGGAGCCGCCCGTTGAAACGTAATATACGTGGGGTTGTTTAGGAGCGGTCGCGCGGTCCTCGGACTGCGTATCGCTTTTTGACTTGCTGGACGGCTTGGTGCGTCATACCCAGCTCTTTTGCGATGGCGCGGTTTGTGAAGCCTTCCTGTATCATCTCGATGGCGATTTGAATGTGCTTGCGTGCGCCTATGCGTGACGAGATTGTGCCCACCGTGCCTTGATTGATCCCGAGGTGCTCGGCGATTTGCTTTTGCGTGTATCCTTCTTTCGTCATGCGTATGATTGCTGCGTGGCGTTCGGCTTTTACCTGCTTACCCTCGACTGACTTTTTCTTGTGATCCTCGGGGTGCGTGATTTGGCTGCCCCATTTTTTGCGGTAAACTTGTGTCTCTTGTTGCGCGACGGCTTTCATCAGCGCCCCGACTTCGTCTTGTGTTGGCGTGCGCCCGTTTTCTTCGACGAATTTTGTTATTGCGTTCATATGTGATATCCTTCCTCTCTGCGATTATTTACGAACTTCTTTAGATCGTCTTTGGCGTACCAGTAGCGATTACCTGCGGACGGTGACGCGTCTTTTTTTGTCCACGCCTCCATCCAGAAGTCGACCTGTTGTTTTAGAAACCTGTACTCCGCCTCTAGCGCGGGCGGTAGACCTTTTTTTGCGCTCGACAATGTTGCCTCCTTTGTTGATGAATTTGTCGATCCAGCACGGCGCGCAGTGGTGGACGTAATTGTCCACCGTGACCGAAGTTGCGCCGCACTCACAGCATACATTATTTGTTTTCAACTTTCACTTTCCTCTTCATTGCTTTTGCCGCTCTTCTGGCGTTTCTGTTTACTGGCTTTGGCATCTCGTCATGCGCGACGCGTACCTTCTTTGTCGTATTGCGCGACCTGCTCGAGGAGATCGGGCCGTGGAACTTTGCTCTGCTCATTTATCTTTCCCCACGAGCTTGCGGATTTCCGCGTGTATGTCGTTGATCTCCTTGAGCTGGAGCTGCAACTGCGTGACAGCGAGGCTGATGTCTGACGCGCGTTTCTCGGCGTCCTCGAGCCATGTGCGCGCCTCTCCCAGCGCTTTGGCTTCAGCCTCGTTTTCGTCGCTGTCGCCGTACATGTCGACGCGGATTTCTTTGACCCAGCCCCACATGACGCCGTTGCCCAGCTCCTCGGCGACCGTCTTGTCGCTATTTAAGCCTTTGTAGTGGCCCTTTTCGATGTCGTACACTGTGTCGAGCATGCCGATGATCTCGCGCTTTTGTTCGCGCGTTGGCTTTCGGATTTCCTCTACGTTCGTGTTGCACTTCTTCACTTCTACTGCGCTTGACTTCATTTTATTGATTTCCTTCTCTACGCATTTATCGCATTTGCACGCGTGCTTTGTGACGCGCCAGCCTTGTTTTTTGAGCTGCTGTTGCAGCGACGCTAAGTTGCTGATCTTTAGCCCGCGTACGGTGCCTGACACGCCGCGCGTGCGTTCTGTTGAAAGGCGAGCACTAAGCTCGACCGTTTCTTTGCAGTGGTCGCATGACGCCTCCACATATTTCTTTCGAGAGTTTTCGCGTATCTCAAACCCCATCTGTCACCTCCTTTAGCTTTTTCTCGACCTCCGCCAGCTCGGTTTTGTAGCGCTCGACGAGCATCATGTAGTGGGCGATGTCCGCCGACACGGAGCCGTTGCGCACGCCTGTGTTCTGCGTCTGGATTGTGTTGATGCGACGTTCGTTGCGCTCGATCAGGCTATTGAGCTGACCGACTTGGAATTGTAGCGACACCTCGTCGATGGCGTCGTTTAGTGTTGGTTCGTTGGTTTTCATTTTGTGTTTTCTCCCTCTGCAACTGCTTCAGCATACGTGATTGCGCATTTGTCTGAGCAGAAATAGTCATGCTTATGCTTGTAACTTTCGCCATCCCAAAGCGATGCTCTGTAATTACCATTCCAGCTATCTGACCAAACAACCTGCATATTTCCGTTATAAGGCTCATTGTTAGAATAATTCGTTATGTCTTTTCTGGGGCTTTTGCCGCAGTATTCACACGGTCTTTTATACTTCCATATTTTCAAAACGGGCACTCCTCTTCTGGTGTTTCGGGTCGCCACACAACATCACAGTTGTGCAGCGCTTTGATGAAGTCGACTAGGTTACGAGGCCACACGGTCGGCAAGCTCGTCGACGCGGTTCATGTACACGGCCAGAGCGACGCTAAGGTCTTTGATGGGCGCGCGCTCTGCGCATTCGCGGATCGTCTGCCACGCGTGCGCTTTTTGTGGCGCTTGCACCATGTGCGCGCCGCCATCGGCATCGCGCTCAATCTTCCAGCGCTGGGGCTGGTCGATGTTAAAAACGGTCGGATCGACGTTCTCGACTGTGTTGCCGACTACTGCGTTTGCGATGCCGTGCTGAGCGCCGACCGCGTTAGTGTTGAGGAAGTTGATCAGCTCCTGCTTGGACGTTGGCACCTCGTGCTCGATCCAGTCTTTGCCCCACGCCTTGCGGGCGTCCGCTTGTGTGCCAGCCCATCCGCCTTTTCTGTTAGTGTATAGTTTCATGTTATATGCGCCTCCCAGCGCGCTGTTGTGGGCGCCGAAGCGCCCGTTGAGATTAACCTGCAAAATTTACGGAGCGAACTTCATAACCTCGTTCGCGCATAATTTTAGCTGCTTGTGTGCGATTGAATGCGCTGACGTATTCGTATGTCACAACATATTTCCCGTCTTGGTTCGTGAATGCGATTTCTACATCATAAGAGCGTGTCATTTGTTAATCCTCCGTTACTCATATGAAGTATATATGTTAACTACGCGCTAACATCAACCCCTGTTTGCGAAATAATTCATTTTCTGGTAATTTTTTTACATGCGGCGTTCCTTCCCGCTCTGGCCGCAAGAGCTTAAACACCAGCTCCCCCGCGTGCGATTACTCCCAGCGCACGCGGGGTTTATTTTGCACGTAAATGCTGTATTATAGCCAATAACACGCACAAGGAGAGCGATATGCCGAAAAAGGGCTTGTACGCTAATATTCACGCTAAACGTGAGCGCATTAAGGCGGGTAGCGGTGAAAAGATGCGCAAGGCTGGAAGTAAAGGCGCGCCGACTGCCAAGGCGTTTAAAGCGGCGGCTAAAACCGCTAAGAAGAAAAAAACGAAGAAGAAGGCGAAGAAGTAATGTCAGCTACAACGACCACGCGTTTACCGTGCAAGGGTTGTCCTACACCTAAAGCATGCAAGGCGGCGGGTGTTTGCTTGCAAAGATTGAAAAAGTCTATGTGATGCCACGTAAGAAGACGCCAGCACGCGTAAAATACGCAAACGGTACGACGTACAAGGATAGCAAGGGGCGTACGCATAAACGTACGTCTGCGAAGGGTACGAAGCGCGGCGACGCGTATTGCGCGCGTTCCAGCGGGCAGAAGCAGACCGAGAAGGTTAAGGTGCGCCGCAAGGCGTGGGGATGCAGGGGCAAGAAATCCGTGAGATCAGGTGGTAAGTAATGGACTATCGTGACCTATATGTCCGAATGACTGGCGATGAGCGCAATGCCTATCTTCCCCGCGAGGACGATGTCGAGGGGCACATGTACTCCGACGAAACCATACAGCGCGCCGTGGAGACGTTATCTGACATCGAAGATGACGAACAGCTTAGGTACGCAATCAGCTCTATGATTGAATACGGACCCCGCCAAGGCGCGACAATGGGTATGCAATACCCGATGACCATGGAGGCTGGAGAAAATGCTGCTCGAGGCTTAATCGACGAATACGTGAAAAGTCCGACGCGCAGCGAGCAAATTAGCAACGCTGCTCAAGGTATCTTGGCCCCGTTTAACCCACGACTTGCGCCCGCGACACGTCTTGGTGTCGCCAAGGGATTGCTGCGCTACATGATGGAAAGAGAATAATGGTAGACCTAACGCGCTACATACCGCCTAACTTGCGTGGCCCCTTGCGTGAAGCTCGTGGGCTTGGCTACTCAATACTTGACAACGTGATCGGGCTAGATGACGACTTCGAAAGCGGTGGGGAGCGCTTAGGTCGCGCAATTAGAGAAAACCCCGTAGGCACAGCTAAGGCGGTTGGCGGCAGTATACTGGAAGGTGTTGGAGACGCCGTTACAGACCCTGTGGGGACCGTAAAGGACATGGGCGCGAGTATTGCTCAGTCATACGAGAGAGGCTCTCAGGGAGCCGCTGCGTACTTGCCAGAAGGTGTCGCTCTGAAGGATGCGACATACGCACAAATACGAGAAGCTAATGATGCCTACTTGGCAGACTTAACAAACTTGGCGTCTGTCGTTCCAGCCGTCAAAGGCGTTGGCTCAGTGGTTCGCGCAGCGGATGACGCTGTTGGTGCAGATACTATTGGACTTTTGCGTGCTGTCTCTCAAGGCGACCTCGAGGGTATCGGGGAAGTGTTCCAACGCGGTGGAGAGGGCGGGAGCATTGGCGCTGCAAAAGTTGGGTCGGATTACTTCAATCCGCCGAACCCGAACGCGGGCAGATCGAAGGATGATGCACTCTTTTCTGAGTTTTCGCTGAAGACAAAACACAAAACAGCGCCTTACAATTGGAAAACAGGCGCAAACGACCTCGGAGTGCTCTCACCAACATTGTTAATCAGGCCAGAGGATGATCTCGGTAAAACATATTACTTTGCTGCGGGTGATCGCACCGCAGGCGGGGTCGAGATAACTAGCATCGGGGACATGAAGCTACGCCGCCCAGTTAAGATGGAAGCAGGGCCAGAGTTCATGAACACTGGAGATGTTTGGGCTTCGCATAGAGGCGTTATGACCCCAAAGCATAAAGTCTTAAAAAACGCTCAAAATTACCAAGACATCAAATTGGCGTATCAGCCTATGAGTGAGCGTGCGGGTGATTTCGCGAAGCATCAGGCAGAGCTTTTTGCTGAAGCTCTATATTCATCCAAGATGCCGATCGAAACTGTGTCTCGCATTGACGAAGAACTGCGTAAAATTATCGGTCTTCAGAAGAAAACTCAACTTACACGGATAAATAAGGCACGAGTTCAAGCTGGTATGCCTCCTATAGATTTACCTGATCAGGGGGTTGTCCCAAGCGTTGTGTCGCCTGCGTTCAGGGACTGGTTCAGCTCGCAAGCTGCCGAAGCAGTACGGAAGCCGTTTATTCAGCGCTTAGATAAGGCTGACATGAAAAAACTAGAAGGGCTTGTTGACGTTGGTGAAGTGCGCTTCGCGGCGACAAATCCTGATCTAGTAAATGCGCCTAGCTTCAGTTCAGGGTATCGATTTGGCACGCCTGATATTGCGAGAGGGCTTTTGCCATCTGACCACCCATCGTATGACACAAAGTACGCAGCTCGCGAAGGCACTGGAGCTGAGACATACGGAGTAAGCGTCCCAGCGTCTATCATGGCGCGCGATACAGTACTACCGAGGCTCGCAGAGAGCGCACGGGCTGGAGGCTTCACATTTGGGCAAAATTCCCTAGATTTTAGGGATTACTTATTGCCTAGCGAGCAGCGCGTATTCACCATGAACCCTAAAACTAGCCAACTTGTCGATAATCAACTTGTTGATGAGGCATCGACGTACATAGACACATATAACAGGCTCGGCCCCGACTTTGCGAGAATGTATAATCGCGGCCTAATTGAAGCGTTCATACGAGGGAATTAGAATTGCGTTCTTGTTCAATAATATCTTCAATAAGCTCGACAATATTACTGGGTAAATCGCCCTCTTTGTCCCACAGCATGAATGCAAGTGAGTATATACCAGCTCGAAGTGGATCAGTTAAATCCATTTCGTCGTATGTATTTTTGCCAGACATAATGCTATCCTCCTATAACAAACACAGTGTTAACACTAAGTTAAGCGCCGCACAAGAGGGCCTCTAATATGGAAAACGAAATAAACGAACTCGCGGCGGAACTTGAAGCCGAGTTGAACCCTAACCAGATGGACGACGAGGAGCTGCAGGGCATTGTCTCGAGCGAACTCGAAGACGCCCGCGATTACATCGACAACACGGTGTCGCCCGTCCGCGCCTCCGCAACGAAGTATTATCGAGGCGAGCCGTTTGGCAATGAGGAGGATGGACGCAGTCAAGTTGTAAGCATGGACGTGCGCGACACTGTGCAGGCGATCATGCCGAGCCTGATGCGCATTTTCCACGGATCGGAGCGCACCGTTGAATACATCCCGCAGTCTGCGGAGGATGTTGCTGCGGCTAAGCAGGCGACCGAGTATGCGAATTACGTGATTAACCGCGACAACGACGGCTTTTTACACATGCACGCCGCGTTTAAGGATGCGCTAATCCGCAAGGTTGGCGTTCTGAAGTGCTACTGGGATGACCAGACAAAGTTTGAGACGCATGACCTAACTGGCCTCGACGACAACGCTCTGGCGGCTTTGATGGCGGACCCTGACGCCGAGGTCGAAATTGTCGCATCCGAGATGATTGGCGAGCCGCAGATGGACCCGATGACAGGTGAAATCGTGCCTCCGCCTTCAGTGCACGCCGTGCGCGTGACCTACACGCATCCAGACGGACGCGTTAAGCTAGAGGCTGTGCCGCCCGAGGAGTTCCTGATTTCTCGCGAGGCTAAATCTATCGAGGACAGCGATTACGTCGCCCACAGACGCATTCTGACAGTCTCAGAGCTAGTTGCGATGGGATACGACTACGAAGAAGTCGAGAGCCTTGCATCATCGCACGAAGATATGACGACAAACATTGAGCGCCTGACGCGTAACGCGCAGCTCGACAACGAGCTGAACGAGCGCAACGATAAGGCGATGCGCAAAGTGATGTACGTCGAAAACTACATCAAAGTAGACTACGACGGCGATGGCATCGCGGAGCTGCGTAAAATCTGCACGGCTGGCGACGGTAACAAGATTTTGATGAATGAGCCGTGTGGCATGGTGCCGTTTGCTTCGTTCTGCCCCGATCCAGAGGCGCACGACTTCTTTGGCATGTCTATTGCTGATACGGTCGCCGACATCCAGCGGATCAAGTCTAACATCATGCGCAACACGCTCGACAGCTTGGCAATGTCGATCCACCCACGCATGGCGATCACCGAGGGTATGGTTAATATCGAGGACGCCATGTCAACTGAGGTCGGCAGCGTAATCCGCCAGCGCCAAGCAGGCGCGGTGCAGATGCTGTCGATGCCATTCGTTGGCCGCGAGGCGTTCCCAGTACTGCAATACATGGACGAGCTGAAAGAGGCCCGCACAGGCATCTCAAAGGCGTCTGCAGGCTTGGATGCGGGTGCACTGCAGTCATCCACAGCAGCGGCGGTAAACGCGACTGTGAGCGCCGCTCAGCAGCACATTGAGATGATCGCGCGTATCTTTGCCGAGACTGGCATGAAGCACTTGTACAAGATCGTGCTGCATTTGCTTACGACGCATCAGGATCAACCGCGCATGGTACGCCTCACGAACGAGTTCGTGCCTATCGATCCGCGCGTCTGGAACGCGAACATGGACGTCACTGTAAACATTGCACTTGGCAAGGGCAGCGACACCGAGCGTTTGATGATGTTGCGCCAGATCAGCGAGCTGCAGAAAGAGGCACTCATGCAACTTGGCCCAGTGAACCCGCTGACCGACATGACGAAACTTTCTAACACGTTGAAATCTATGACAGAAATTGCGGGCTTCAAGGACAGCTCACAATTCTGGTCAGACCCAGCGCAATTCCAGCCTCCGCCCCAAGAGGATAAGCCAGACATCAACGAGCAGTTGATACAGGTGCAAATCCAGCAAATCCAAGCTGACATCCAGAAGAAAGCGGCAGAGCTAACTCTCGAGCGCGAGAAAATGATGATGGAAGACGATCGCAAGCGCGATGAGCTGGATGCCGAGTTATTCGTTAAGGCGGAAGAGATGAAGGCTAAGTATGGCACGCAGCTCAACGTCGAGAAGATTAGAGCTGACCTTGCAATCAACCGTGAGGTGATGAAGGGTCAGGCGGACATCATTAAAGGCGCCGTAGATGATCAAGAGTAAACAGAAAATCATCGATGACGGGCGCGAGGCAAAGCGCCTGCTCGATGACACTGATTTGCAACGATTTCTCGATGAAATCCGAGCAGATTGTTACCAAGAGTTCGAAATGACGGACTTTGGTGACAAAGACGGTCGGGAGGCCGCATTCATGAAGTTGCGGGGTGTAGAAACAGTGCGTCAAGCGCTCCGCGCTTTGGTAGACAACGCATCTATTGAAAAAAAGGGAAAATAGACGCATAATTATGGAGATATAGAATGGCAGAAACCAACAACCCCCTCGGGACTGATCTGGCATCCGCACAAAATGCAATTAGGCAAATGATGGTGCCCCAAGAGGATAACGCCGCTGAGCCGAACGCGCTTGAGGCAGAAGCTGAAGAGGTAATCGAAGCTGAAGCCGAAATGCCAGAGGGCGATGAAGAGTACTCTGAAGAGTACGAATTTGGAACCGAAGGCGAACTTGAAACTGAGGAAACCGAAGGACAGGACGACGACAATTCTTTCGACATACTTGCGGCGACAGTCGAAGTAAACGGAGAAGAGAAGACTGTCGAAGAAATGAAGAACGGTTATCTAAGGCAACAAGATTACACGCGGAAGACGCAAGAGCTTGCAGAACTTCGACGAGAAGTTGATGCAAGAGAAGCAGAGATCGCGAGTAAAGATGCACAGTATGCCCAACTTTTACCTGCGCTGCAGGAGCGGTTGGAGCAGCCGATGGAACAGGAGCCTGACTGGGACAAGCTGTACGACACAGACCCCAATATGGCAGCGAGGGCAGAGCGCCAATGGCGTAAGCAGCAAGAGGAGCGAAACGCTCAACTTGAGGCGGTACGTCAAGAGCGCATGAGAATGGCAGAGCTTGAGCAGCAACGTAACGCGCAGTTTGAGGCACGTTACACTGACGAGCAGAGGGCCATTTTGCCAGACCTCATTCCTGAGTGGCGAGACACAAAAGTCGCCAAGCAGGAAGCAGGACAGCTACGAGACTTCCTCTTAAGCGAGGGTTTCTCGGAAAATGATGTCAACGGTCTGCGTAATGCCACGCTTGTGAAGTTAGCGCGCAAAGCCATGTTATATGATCGAGGCCAAACTCGAGCCACGCAAGCTAAGACAGCGAAGCCGAAGCCGAAAGCCAAGACCATGAAGACTGGATCGCGCGGTTCACAGCCAAAGCCAAGGAGTGCACAAACACAAGCGCGCGTGCGCGCACAGCAAACTGGTCGCATGCAGGATGCAGCGGCTGCAATTAAATCGTTACTCTAGGAGGCCATTATGGCAATCGTAACCAATACATTCACGTCGTTCGACAGCGTCGGCATTCGTGAAGAGCTATCCAATATAATTGCGGATATCTCGCCTGAACAAACCCCATTTATGAGCAATGTCAGCTCAGAGAATGTGTCTAACACATACTTCGAGTGGCAGACTGATGAGCTTGCATCAACAAGCACAACAGGGCGCATTGATGGCGACGACGTGACAACTTTCGACGCGACAAGCGCGACAACTCGTGTGGGTAACTACACACACATTCTACGCCGTACGCTAATCGTTGCGGACAACTTGGGTTCACAAGATGCGGCGGGCCGCAATGACGAACTAAGTTTCCAACTTGCAAAGCGCGGCAAAGAATTAAAGCGCGATGTAGAGGCAACTCTTCTTCAGTCGAACGCTCAGGTCGCTGGCAACTCGTCAACAGCTCGTGAGACAGCGGGTCTTCCTGCATGGATCGCGACAAACGACGTGTTCGGATCAGGCGGTGCGTCACCCACTGGCGACGGCACAGACACTCGTACAGACGGCACACAAGCCGACTTCACCGAGACAATGTTGAAATCTGCGATGCAAAACGCATACACCGCAGGCGGCGAGCCAACAATCTTGATGGTTGGTCCGTTCAACAAAACTCAAGTGTCTACATTCGCAGGCATCGCGGCTCAGCGTTACCAAGCGCCGTCAGACAGCCCAACCACCATTATTGGTGCGGCTGACGTATACTTGTCCGACTTCGGGACTTTGAGCGTCATCCCTAACCGCTTCCAGCGTGAGCGCGACGCGTTCTTGCTAGACCCAGAGTACGCATCTGTATGCTACCTGCGTCCGATCCAAGCGGTCGATCTTGCCAAGACAGGCGACGCCGAGAAGAAAATGATGATCTGCGAGATGGGCTTGAAAGTGTCCAACGAAGCAGCTCACGCAGGCGTCTTCGACTTGACAACATCATAAAGACTGGCGGGGCGGCTTCGGCTGCCCCTCTCACTTCTGGAGCGAAGCATGGGACAGAAAAGAGTTTTCGACACAGACCCCCTGACAGGCGTCACGTCTTACTGGCATGTGACCGACAAGGGAGAGTATGTCATTGAGCGGGTTCAGGATGCGACATCGATCGCAAATGCGAACAAGCGGGAGTACAACGAAACGCCAACAAAATATGGCGATGTAAACAAGGTGGCGTCAATACCACTTTCTGTGTATTATGACCTCAAGCGCAGAGGCATCGCAGACGATCCAAAGGCGTTGAGAAAGTGGTTGAACGATGGCGACAACCGAGTGTTTAGGACAAGGGCGGGCACGCTGTGAGCATTACGACATACGACGAGCTTAAATCATCAATCGCGGACTTCTTAGATCGAGACGACCTTACGTCAGTGATCCCGACGTTCATATCTCTTGCGGAGGCGCGAATTGCGCGCGACTTGCGTCACTGGAAGCAGGAAAAGCGCGTGACTGCAGATATGGATGAGCGCTACGAGAACCTGCCAAACGATTGGGTGGAAATTCAGCAAGTCCAGATTACAGACGGCGGGCGCATCTCGTTTATTTCAGCATCTGACATGGCCGAGCGCCGCGCCCTAAACGATACCAGCGGGAAGCCAAGATACATGCGTCTGACTGCGGATCAGCTTGAGCTATATCCAACGCCAGATGCGACGTATGAAGTAACAATGCAATATTATGGCAGAATACCAGCGCTGAGCGCCTTAGAGCCTGATAACTGGCTGCTAAGAGACGCTCCAGATGTATTCTTGTACGGGGCGCTAATGCACTCAGCGCCCTACTTGGCGGAGGACGCCCGTACGACTATCTGGGCGAACCTGTACCAAAGCGGCATACAAGCTCTGAACTTAGAAAGTGAAAAGGCTCACGCGGCTGGGCCACTACGCATGAGGATACCAACGTAATGGCAACGACAACTTGGACGCAAACCGCTGGCATGGTATCCGAAGAGGATACAGACAACGTAGAAAGTTTTGCGGAGCAGGCGGAGGCTTCTAAGGACGCCGCTGCGGCCTCTGAGACTGCGGCTGCGTCTTCTGCAGCTTCTGCGGCTTCGAGCGCCACGTCGGCAGGAACAGACGCGGCGACAGCGACAACGGGCGCGGCGACAGCGACAACAAAAGCTGCAGAAGCATCAACGAGTGCGTCTAATGCCGCGACCAGCGCGTCTAACGCGTCTACGTCTGAGGCAAATGCCTCATCATCCGCCGCCTCTGCGGCTTCGAGCGCTGCGGCTGCGGCGACATCAGAAACAAACGCAGCCACGAGCGCAACTTCTGCAGCGGCTTCTGCGGCTTCGGTCGGCACAGAGGCGGCAGACGCGGCTGCGAGCGCAACTGCGGCGGCTGCATCCGAGACAGCGGCGGCTGCATCTGAGGCAGCGGCGGCGGCTTCCGAGACGGCGGCCTCCACGTCCGAAACGAATGCGGCGGCGTCTGCGACGACGGCATCTACTGCGGCGACTAACGCCGCAACGTCTGAAACGAATGCCGCCACTAGCGAAACAAATGCTGCAACCTCAGAAACGAATGCGGCAACCAGCGAAACAAATGCCGCAACGAGTGCATCCTCTGCGTCTACTTCAGCATCTAACGCCGCAACGTCAGCATCGGCTGCGAGTGCGTCACAAGTTTCTGCGGCTGCATCGGCTGCATCTGCGGCGAACTCCTACGACTTATTCGATGACCGCTACCTCGGCACAAAGACATCTGATCCAACTGTGGACAACGATGGGAATGCTTTGGTCGCTGGCGCATTGTACTTCAACAGCACGGCAAACGAGATGCGTGTGTATGACGGTGCGAACTGGATTGCGGCATCATCGGCTGGTGGTGCGTCACTGCTTGAGTACAAGTACACTGCGACATCTGGACAGACGACATTCTCTGGAGCAGACGATAACGCAAACTCTTTGTCATACACTCAGGACAACTTGATCGTCACACTGAACGGCGTAGTGCTAGAGAACGGCACTGACTACACGGCGACAACTGGTACATCTGTCGTCTTGGCGTCTGGAGCGGCTACGAGCGACGAATTGAACGTGATTGCCTTTAAGACGTTTACTACCGCAGACATGGTTGCTGCGAGTACTGGCGGCACGTTCTATGGCGATGTTGCCATGGATGCTAACCTAACCTTCGGCGACAACGACAAAGCCATCTTCGGCGCAGGGTCCGACCTACAGATTTACCATAACACGGTAGGGTTTACTGGCAACATTATAGCAAGCGCAACGAATAA